AACCCCTTATAAAAAAATAATTCAAGCCCTGAAGAAGACCTACCAAGAAACACACGGGTACAGATCTGAAGGTTTGAAGGACCTGAAAGAAAGAAGCCTATACCGGGAGAAAAACCAAACAACGGATTTATTTGAAACTATCGCAGTAGGTTTTGGGGATGAAGGTGGACGGAATGACAAACTAGCTAAGTTTGTAGGTGGTTTGTTATTCCGGGCCGTAGATGATGAACACGTTTTAAAACTTGCAGAAATCGCAAACGGAAACAGTTTAAACCCTTTACCTGATATTGAGGTAAAAAGGACAGTTGAAAGCATGATCAAGAAAGATAGAAGGGGGTGAGAAAGATTGGTAATGTCGTAAGTATAGACAAAAACCCCAAATTAGTTTTAACGGATAAAGGCGCTATCAAGGCTACTAGTCCGGCCAATGTGGTAATGTGCCTAAAGGCTGATGAGCAGTTAGGGCAATATTTAAGGCGTAATGACTTTTCCCAAGAATACGAATTGACGCAAGAAATCCGGTTAGGAAACACCACGTTTCCAGCCGGGGAATTGCCCGCCAGTTTTGTCAGTGTCCTTACAGTTTATTTTGAAAATAATTTAGGGGTTGTTTATTCACCCAACGCCATGAAAGCCGGCCTTGAAACTTTCTTTTCTGAACGGTCCTACAATCCTGTAAAAGAATACATGGAGCGCGTGGCCATGAAATGGGACGGTAGAAAGCGAATTAGAAAAATGTTTCAACATTATCTGGGCGCTGAAGATACCGAACTAATTTCAAAGATCGCGGAAATGTGGCTAGTCGGAGCCGTGGCCAAAGTTTATGAACCATTCGTGAAATTCGATTACGTTTTAGATCTTGTCGGTGGTCAGGGCGTAGGTAAAACGTCCCTACTTCAAAAAATTGGTGGCCCTTGGTACACCGACGCTGTAACCGACTTCAACAATAAGGATAATTTTGACATTATGTTAAAAAGCCTGATCGTCAATGATGATGAAATGGTAGCAAGTAACCGAATGTCATTCGCGGAAACGAAAGCTTTTATTTCAAAAACTAGCTTACGTTACCGGCGCCCTTATATGTCCAAAACTGAAGAGTTTGCTAAAAACTTTATTTTGGCCCGGACCACAAACCAGATTGAATATCTGAAAGATAAAACCGGTGAACGGCGCTTTCTTTCCGTGATGGTTGATGGTGCTAAACAGAAAAAACACCCTATGGAGATTGAACAAGCTACAATAGATCAGATTTGGGGTGAAGCCGTTTCGATCTATAAAGAAGGCTTTGAATTGAAATTCGACGCGGAAACGGAAGCTGAACTTGAAACATACCGGGAAAAATTCATGTACCGGGATGAAGTTGAAATACAAGTAATGGACTATCTTGAAATGCCTATCCCTTCACATTGGGAAAAAATGACGGTACAAAAACAGCACCAATATACCGCTTCATGGTTTGATAATTCTTCAGAAGTCGAATTTGGGACGGAAGAACTCAAACGAGTTTCAACCCGTGAAATCATGTACAACTTATTTATGAAAGGTTCGAATGATCGCAAACTTTCCGCGAAAATCAATCTGATTATAGGACACCTCCCGAACTGGGAGAAAAAAACTTACAGGGTAGGCAAAAAAATAGTAAAAGGCTTTGTTAGAATTGAGTAAAATTTTATGACTTTGTGAAAAAATAATTACGGTAACACACGGTAACACACGGTAACATTTTAGGGGGAGATCGGTAACATTTTGGGAGATCGGTAACATTACGGTAACACTTGTAAACCCTTGGTATTACTGAATTTATTAATACTTTTTTTATAAATGTTACCGTGTTACCGTATTTTATAAAAAAAGTATAAAAATATTTATAAAAAATAAGAAAGCCTATTAAATCAACTTTTTAAAAAATATAAAAGGAAAAAATCTAAAAAGTTTTAAAATTACGGTAACACGGTAACAACTAAAATTTCACAAACTTTTTGAAAGGATAAATATGTAAAAAGAAAAGAGTTTCGAGCAAGTAATTTCTGAAATGATGGAAGAAGATTTGATCCATCAACCGAACCATTACAAGGGTAAAAATGGGATGGAAGTCATTGACGTGATCAAGAATTTTGCACCATGTCCCGAATATGCTGAAGGGTTCTTTTTCGGAAATGTCGTTAAATATGTTTTACGGCATTCACAGAAAAACGGCCTGGAAGATTTGAAGAAAGCCCAAGTCTATTTAGGCTGGTTAATCGAAGCCTTGGAGGGTGGACATGGACAGGGAACAAATTGAGAAAGCTATATCTCACTATGAAGATTTACTAGCTGACAAAGAGCATTTTGAACGGTTACGGCCCCAATTTACAAAAGGGGCAGTCGCTAACCGTAAGAGGTGGTTAAGATTAAAAATTAAGGAACTAAAGGAGTTACTGGAAAATGGAATTGAATAAAAAAGTAAGTGATTTACTTTTTAACACTAAAAACTGGTTTTTGGCGCGTGGCATTGATCAAGGCGATATTGACAAGCAAGGCCTAAAACTAATTGAAGAAATCGGCGAACTGGTTTCAGGGTACCTAAAAGGGAAGCATGAAATTGTTATGGATTCAATCGGCGATGTGGCCGTGGTAGTCGTAGGTTATGCTATGATGGCCGGGGTCAATCCGGAACAAGTATTTTTTAAACGTAAGGACGATTACAATTCTTTTAAAAAAGTGCCTACTCTCATATGGATGTTAGTGGACAGTGCTTTTCAGGCTAAAGCGTCCAAAGATTTAGGAATTGAGCAAGGTATTACATACAGCCTTTCAAATATTATCTTCTATCTAGAAAGTATTTGTAAGGAATTGAACTATGATTTTGTGAGTTGCTTCGAATACGCCTATAGCGAAATTAAAGACCGTAAAGGGCGCTGGGTTGATGGTTCTTTTGTGAAAGAAGAAGATCTATAAAAGAAGAGTAATTGCGGATGAAATACAGGGAACAGCTTTTAAAAGAAATTGAACAAACAGAATCACAATTAAAGAAACTGGAAAAGTCGGAGCGGTCCAAAATGAAGGAACGGAACCGGTTGAACGTGGAAATATTGAAAGTCTTGCAGAAGAAAAATGAAGTGGAGAAGGAACTGAAGAAAAAGCGGGAAATCCTACGGGATTTGTCAAGTATGACAATGGTATTCAAGTGAAAAATTAAAAAAAACTTAAATAGCTAAATGAATTTTAAAAAGATGAGGAAATCAAAATGACAGGAAAAGTCGAAATTGAAGTTGAAGTAAATTATCACGAAGAGCCTTGTTTAGCCAAAATAGGCAAAAATTGGGAAAGAGCGGATTTTTTGGGAGTGTTCCAACATTCTGGTACAAATCTTATTTTTGGCCATCAATTTGCTGGGCCGGTTGCTGTAGTTAGATTTGGAGGCAGACTGATAAAAATGATGGTTGAGGATATTGATTTTTGCGAGGAGCAAGGGGATGAATGAACAAAAGTCGGGAGAACTCAAAAAATTCACAATTGGTTTTTCAAACTCACAAAAAGCTGAATTCTTGGTTGACGATTTTACTCAAGATGAACTAACGAAAATCATCAGTCAGTTTTACAATGGAAAATTGATGGTAATTAGAAATTTTTATGCAAACCCCAAAAACGTCAACTATATTATTGTTGATGATTTTGAAGAATACGATGAGGAGCAAGAAGATGGATAAACAAGAGTTGATTGAACGGATAGAAGGTTTAAACAAACTATATGGGGATAACAAAAATTATGTTTCATATGATGATGTCTTGAATTTAGTGAAACAACTAGACGAACCGGAGCTGATTAAGCTAAGAGATGTTATCGCACGAATTAAACAGCTAGATATCGGCACTCGAAAGGTATGGCTCGATAAATTTTTAAATGAGCTAGGCAGTGACTATGGGACTATGAAATATAAGGATGGATATGAGCAAGGGAAGCTAGAGGGTTCATTGATACCTTGCGACGAACCGCAGAAAGTCGTAGTATCTGAAGAAGAAGCGAAATTCCTTGAAACGTTTGATTTTAATTGTGAAAGCGATGTTACGACAGCTTTATATCATGTTTCAAGAGCTGGTTGGGGTTATTATTTAAGAGATAACAATGGCATAGATTTAAAAGGCTTGAGTGAAGGGTTTAGGGAACTTGAAAACAGAAAAAGATTAATAAAAGCTATACTTGACGGCTACACAGTCGAGAAAGAGAAGCGGTATCTGGTGAAGATAAAAGGTATAGCAACTTCTCCTAACTATCTAAAATACAATACAAAGTCTGATAATTGGTTTTTAAGTAGTCGTGGAGAGTCATTCCCTTATCGCGCAAAACACACCCGCAAAGAGTTGGAAGAAGTTGGTTTTGGGGAAGTGTTTAACAGTCCACTGTTTGAGATTGAGGAGGTGGAGTAATGTCATTTTATGGCGGAACATATATTGACTATTGCAAGTATTGTGACGAGAAATACAGCGGAATTTTTAAGCTAAAAAAACATGAAGACGCTATCGAAGGTTTTCATAGATGGTTAAAAGAACACGGGCAAAAGATTTTAGATTGAGGAGGTGGAGTGATGATACAAACGCTTGAAGAAGGAATGAAGAAACAAAGTAAATGCATAAGAATCCCAAGGGAAATCAGACCGTTTGATATAGGGTATCGAATAGTAAATAAACACGGTCAACCACTTGCCTTAAAAAACGGAGCAAGTATATTCGCTTTACCCTCATTGGCTGAAAAAGCCATTAAGAAAGAGTTCAGTAAATATGACCCAGATTTTGATATTGAACAACATTCCGTTGAAGAGGTCGCTATTGTGAACCTAAGTAAATTTCATAGTTATTTTGAGGAGGTGCAAGATGTTTCTAAATTATAGAGCGTGGGATAAAAAACTTAAAAAAATGTTTGAAGTTAGTTTTATTGATTTCGATACAAAATTAATCGGATTAAACATTGATTTAGAAGTTATTATATTTGATTTTGAAGATGTCAACCTCATGCAATCAACAGGGTTGCATGATAAAAACGGCAAAGAAGTCTTTGTTGGAGATATTATAAAATGTACCAGAGGATGTCCTCATGAAGTATACCTAGAAAAAGAATATGGTGGTACTTACGTAGGAGGCATGCCAGCTATATATCTAAAAGGTATTAGAGAGGGTTATGCTTGGACTGGGGCTGAAGAAATTCTAGGCAACATTTACGAAAATCCGGAATTGTTGGAGGAACAAGAGGTGGAGTAATGAATAAAGAAAAGATTTATGCTCTTTATAGAGGGGAAAAATTTTTAGGAATCGGAACGAAAAAAGAACTTGCGGAACTCTTGAATGTAAAAGTAGAAACAATAAGTTTTTACGGTACACCGGCTTATAAAAAAAGGATAAACCAGGCTAAAAGTCGGCGTTTGGTTTGTATAGATTAGGAGGTGGATTAGATGGCAATCATATTAACGCTATCAGATATTATAACTTTACTATTAGGTCTTGTTTGGTTGATTGGCTTCATACTTGCCGGATTGGTGTTTTTCGTATCAAGGGGGAAAAAATAATGGCGTTTGTGTATTTGAAAATGGCAGAAGATGATCAAACCGGAAAAGATTTTATTATCAACACTAAAAATATTAAATCTATTCCGGTATCAGTAACTAGAGTATCAGGAATTAAAGTAAAAACTGTTTTTACGGGATATTTTCTAGATGGTAAACTATTCGACTTCAATCAAATTTACTACCAAGGTAAATTTATATATGTCCACAATATGAAACAACTTTACAGTCTTTTAACCAAAATAGAGAAGGGGGAAGAATGAATAAAAAAGAAGGGTTTATTTTCTTCCTTGCTTTCCTTGCGATTCTTCAAATTGTAACGCTAAATTTGGAAACCGTCGAACAAAGGAAAGAAATTGAAAGGCTCAAAAACCAGCCTAAAACGATCATATATAAAGTGGATAATGCCGGGGGTGTAATTGACCACACCGGGACGATAACCGCTAAAAACGTCCTTGATGGGCGTTATACAGTGACCATAAGCGGGTATGGGAACTTCCTAGTGACTAAGGAGCAATATGACGGCCTGAAAATCGGGGATCCAATGCCTGAATATTTGAAAGGAATAGGGAATTAGTGAGCAATGCTGAAAAGTTTTTTAAGCTGTATGACGAACTAGCTTCAGAATTTCCAGATCACAAAGGATTTATAGAAACCCTTGGAGTGAAATCAGTTGGATGTTTTAGGCAAAGAATGAACAAGTATAGAAAAGCGGGGACGGTTCCCCCGCCTTCTATGCTGAAATCCTTTAAAAATGTAATGGATCCAAACTTTCTACTAGAATGTATGGATGAATACATGGACGATTACAAAAGTAACGATACATGGAAATTTGACAATATCAAAATGGAATTTGTCAATAGTTACAGAAAAGAAGAATCTGAAGAAGCCAAACAAAAAAGAAAAATGAAAAAAAAGGCAGTTGCAAGGCACTACCTGGAAAAAGCTTGGAATGTAGAAGAATAAAATTTACGTTTGCAAGCCCTGAAAAGCTTGTAGGTGATTAGTATATCAAAAATAAAAAATTGGAATGGAGGTACTCCTTTACACTGAATAAATCTAAAAAGGGGCGTTTGATACACGCGCCCTAAATAGAAAAAAGCCGGCCTACTGCAAACCGACTTTTGGAGTTATGAAAAATAAAATAGGAGATAACTATATTATAACATTATTTATAACAAAGAGGAGTTCGGGGATTTGGTTAGTAAGGCACAGGATTTACTTGATGAATTGCAAAAATTGGACATTGACATAAAAAGCCGGATGGATGAAATCAATGAGTTGGAAGCCGGGCTATTATCAAGCCCGAAATTTCAAGTCGATAAAATATCTGGTGGCAAAGGCCGGAAAATTGACGACGTGTACACTCAATTAGTAGTTATGAAGGAAGCTATTGAACAAGATACCACGGAAATTATTAATAGAAAGTTAGAATTAAGTAGGGTTATCAATAAGCTGAAAGATCCTAAACAAAGGACGGTATTAAGGTTAACTTATATTGTTAAAAAACACGTTTTGGATATTTGTAATGATCTTGATGGTATTTCAATACCGACTTACTACCGTTTAAAACGGTCCGCGATTGATGAACTGGACAGAATTATTAATGGTGATAACGTTTGATAATTTACGGCATAAGTAGCATTTTAATTAATGACACTTTAAGAGCACGATTGCGTCAATGTGATAAAATGTTAGTATCAAGTAATAGGGATAAAACAACGGCGTTTTATCCTTTTTTTTGTTTAAATTTTACCAGAAAGGAGCCAAAACATGGGAATGACGGAAAGGCAGAAGATTTTTGCAGATCATTATATCATTTCATTGAACGCTACGGAAGCTTATTTGAAAGCTTATCCAAAAGTTAAGAATGGAACCGCTGAAGTAAATGGTAGTAAGTTGCTAAGAAATACTAAGGTAAAAGCCTATATAGATGAACGGCTAGAAAAACTAAAGTCCGAACGTGTCGCAGATCAACAAGAAGTGTTAGAGTTTTTAACCGCTGTTATGCGTGGTGAAGTCACGGAACCGCTTTTGGTCCTAGATGGTGAAGGCACTCAAAAGGTGGTACAAGCAAAACCATCAGTAGCAACAAGGCGGGCTTCCGCGGTTGACCTTGGTAAACGTTACGGCTTATTTGTGGACAGGCAAGAAATCACTCAACGGGTGGTAGAAATTGAACTGGGAAACTGGGATGATGAAGAAACCACAGATTAAAATCAAGATTAAAAATCCAAGCCGTGTTTTCAATAAGCACATATACGACCACTTAACCGACTATGACACCTTCACAGAAATCCACTATGGCGGTGCTTCATCCGGGAAAAGTCATGGAGTAATTCAAAAAGTAGTATTTAAGAGCCTTCAGCCTTGGAAGCACCCAAGGAAGGTTCTTTTTTTGCGAAAAGTTGGATCCAGCGTTTATGATTCTATCTTTGAAGATGTTAAACAATGCTTGGAAGCCTGGGGTCTACTTGGTGCTTGTAAGGTTAATAATTCCGCTTATCGTATCGAACTACCAAACGGCGCCCAATTTATTTTCAAAGGGTTGGATAACCCGGAAAAAATTAAGTCTATTAAAGGTATTTCAGATGTGGTCATGGAAGAAGCTTCAGAGTTCACCCTAGACGATTACACACAGTTGACGCTACGGCTACGGGATAAGAAACACCCTAAGAAACAGATCTATTTGATGTTTAACCCGGTGTCCAAGGTTAATTGGGTTTACAGTGCCTTTTTTGTGAAGAAGCCAAAAAATACCGTTATTTATCAAACGACATACAAGGATAACCGTTTCTTGGATGAAGTCACAAAGGAGAATATAGAAGAACTTGCTGACCGGAACGAGGCTTATTATAAAATATACGCCCTGGGGGAGTTTGCAACGTTAGACAAGCTTGTATTTCCTAAGTATAAGAAACAGTTGCTAAACAAGGATGAACTAAGTCACATTCCATCAGATTTTGGTCTTGACTATGGTTTCATAAATGACCCTAGCGCCTTCATGCACGTCAAAATAGATGAAGAAAACAAGCGTCTATATATCGTGGAGGAATACGTTAAAAAAGGCCTTACGAATGACAAGATAGCTGAAGCAATCAAGACCCTGGGTTATTCAAAAGAGATTATCCGGGCGGATAGTGCTGAAAAGAAATCTAATCAGGAATTAAGGAACCTAGATATTCCACGGGTGATTGATGTACTAAAAGGCCCCGGATCAGTTATGCAAGGGATTCAATACATACTACAATATGAAATTATTGTTGATGAAAGGTGCGTAAAGACCATTGAGGAATTGGAAAACTACACATGGAAGAAAGACAAGGCGACTAATGAATATATAAATGAACCAGTTGACAGTTATAACCACTGTTTAGACGCTGTACGGTATGCGGTTCAAGATCGAATCTTCCAAAAGAAAAAGGAATTAGACGTTAATAAGACGATTTCCAAAGTAAATCGCTTGTTTAGAAGGTAGGTAAAGAATGGATCATGTGAATGAATTTGAACACGGTTTGGATATTGAAATTTCAACCCGTAACGATAGCTTACAATTTAGTAGGCTAGCCAATGAACAATTTAGATATTCTTCCGCTGAAGAGTTACTAAACACACCGGAAGGTAAGAAGGCTTTTCGTGAAATGCTGACAGCGTTTTTTGATCACCAAAAGAAACGCTTACAGGTTTTAGATTCGTATGCTAAGGGTAACAATTACAGCATTTTAAGCGGTAAACGCCGGATGGACAAGGAAAAGGCTGACTATCGGGTAAGACACCGCTGGGGTGGTTATATTTCAGGTTTTGCTACTTCCTATGTTATCGGTAACCCTGTTACCGTGGGAGTGCTGGAAGGCGGAAACAATGACCAGTTACAATCAATCAAAGAAATTGAATG